CCTTGATTTATCGGCGACCTCGGATCATCACCCGGCTTATAGTCACTTGGATTCCCCTCAGGATCAACCAACGAAGCGTATCCAGCCCTAGTTTCTCCATAAGACAACTCCCGACCGTTCTCGCCCAACATGCGAGTTCCTTTAGGTCTCTCCCAGATCGTGCCCTCTTGAATTATTCCATCAATATCCTGATCACGCGCATTCGGTTTATACGGAGCCGGTCTGGGAACACGACCCATTCCACGACGGCGACCACGACCACCAAGATTAGGAGTTACTCGTCGTCCCAACCTTTTAAGAGGATTAAACGCTTTATGCTCATTGACAAGAAAAGAACGTGCTTTAAAATCAATATCATTAGAACGAATCTCAGAAAAATACGACATAACTACTTGTACTCCAAGCCGGGAGCATCCGTAGACGCCCACCCAACAGCACTAGGAAGCAGAGCCTTTAAATCCTCTATTCCACGATCCGTAGACAGATGATATCTAGCCATGGTTAATGCTTCTTCTTTGTCCTCTAAAGCCAAGTCGTCTAAATCGTGCACAACATACTGGGCAACGACTTCAACCATTCCTAGACGTGCGGGGTTATTGCGCTCTTTAATAAAAGTTCGCATTTTTGTAACCGCATCATCACTAAGGTTAGGCATTTATATATCCCCTGTATTTTTCCAAAATTTTAGCATCCTCCGCATTACTGTCATTCCCAAGAGTTGCAGTAGTCGTAAGAACTGTGGACGTAGAAAGAAGCCGTCTAAACTGATCCTCCCGCGGAACATTCCGTTTATCAAAACTATTCAATATTCCTAATAAATCCGTGCGTGGAAACCCTTCCATAGAGTAACTCTTGCCATCATCTATAAAAATTGTTGGAGGATTCTTAGCACTTGCATTACGAGTATGAAAATTAGGAATAACTAAAAAATTAGCCATTATAACTCCCCTGTTGTCTTATACGAAGACCAGTTCTCAAGGTTCTGTAATTCTTCGACAACATCCAAACCAAGTAAAGAATACATGAAGTCATCAAGATCGTTTTCTATTGCCTCTATGCGTTCTTCAACTTTTGCTCTAGCCATTTTTACTGTAGCCCTTCCAGACTCCACACGATCTGATCCACCCATCTTTACGGCTTCCTGATTCATCTTGTCCACATCCGCTGCTATCCCATCCCACTCATTCATTAATGCCATACGCATAGAATCCTTCATGTCTGAAATAATTTCACGAACATCAGTTTCTGAAATGTTTCCATAGTCCAATGCTTCTTTAAGACCTAGTAAAAATATCCCATTTTCTCTGGAGTACGTACCCCTAGCCCCACCCATACTTCCACGCCAATCTTCCAAATAGGTAAAAAGATCTGCTGGCGGATCATCTAGTAATTCCACGTCACCAAAAGAATCCTGATGGTCTATGGGAATAACCTCACCGTTTTCTGTAACTAATATGTTGTTGTCATGTACATCATTAGCGCCAAGCAAATACCTGAACACTGCATGCCGTAGTTCTGATTCAAGATCAATCTCACGACCAGACGCTGCGGCTGTAACACCCGAAGTTACCTCGTCATCATCTAATACATTACCCGCAGTTTCATAAACAAGTCGGGGAGCCAATTCGGTACGACCCGTATCTTCCCCTATGTCATAGAGACTGTCTAGTCGAGGAGTACCCGTTGGATAACCAACAGCATTAGCAAGTCGCATCCCCATAAATTCTGTCGCCACAGTATCTACTGGAATATCGCCATCTGCCATTCTTACAACTTCCATTCTTGCATCGGCTCCCTTGACAACCAATCCTTTTATGGTTGGATTCCCGTCAGGGTTCAATAAGTAAAAAACCCTCGTTCCAACACTTGCTGTGTCAGGGCGAGTTTCCATAAGCCACGGAAGTTCCCCTGACTGTTGACCAAGAATTGCATCAGCCGCCGCTTCAAGTCTGAATGCGGATGATGCCTGATAAGACTCTTCCCATTCCTTTTCTAACCGTTCAGCCTCCTCAAAATCACCTATATTTTCCGCTTCTCGTACTAAAGACTCCATTGTCTCTCCGTCTGGTTCAGAGGAAAGAGTCAAAGCCTCCCCCAATAAAGCATCAGGGATATCACTCATTTTTGAATTTCCAGTACCCAATTGACTATCTTTCAAAATCTCCGCCGCATCTTCAGCAGTGGGAACATTGTCATTAGCCTCAACCGAAAGTAATTTATTATCTGAAGAAATTATTGCCAACTGACGATCATCCCCGCGAAGAGAGGTTGTTACAACATCCCCCATCTCCCCAGTGGGTCTATCTCCTATAACAGGGTCTTGATGTCTTACAACTCCCGCAGCATTTCTGTTCGTTCCAGAGCGTTCTCCTTCTAACAGTTCACCAAAATCACCATCTAAAGGCAGGTGGGCATTACCTAATGGTGCAGTATTCAACCACCATGTCTCATACTTGTTTCTTTTTCTGAGTCCCAGTCTCCTGCCTGCTTTTTCGCCACCATCTTGGTCCTCCCATGGATGCTTGCCGTTAACACCTCGAAAAATTTGATGAGCATGAAGCAACCTGAGAGCATCAGACCTTGCGTGAACAGCCAACAACTCTTCAACTTCATTTGCCATCTCGTCATCTAAAATAATATTGCTTTCGTCAGGACCATTTATTCTGTAAGAATCCACTGCCTCCTGAAGAGCAGAAATCATCCGTAATTCTGGAACGCCATCGTCTGATTTATAGCCGTATAATCCCCAAATAAATTCACCATCAGCAACACCAATTAAAGTGGCTTTATCTACCCCTAAAGCAGATGTGGATTTCAAAGTATGTGTGGTAAAGATCCCACCTATGCCACGTTGTTGCAAATTTACCCCCATGCCAGCAGCATCACGATCATCATCAACACCTAAAGTGGCGTTATATAATTGTCCCGTTATGCGACCTGACTTGTCACGCGTAAAGAAGAGAGTGCGGTCAAACGATCCTCCTTTTACCCAACCAAACCCTTTCACTGCCCCTGCATCTCTCATTGTTCGTGGTCCGCCACCATATGCCCATATAGATCCCGAAATATCAATTTCCAACCCGCCGCTTTTATATACGGTTACCACTACTTCGGGCGGGTTATAATCTTCAACTGACGATGCGTCTAACCTGCCAACCCTTGATCCCGCAGGAAATTTGTTTGGTCTTTCTTGATTATAAGAAGCAACAAGACCTGTCACGTCTTTGTCTTTTGTAGGAAAGATCCTTCCCGCCATAAAAACATCCTGTATCGCTTCTATAAGCCTGTTTTCTTCTTCGGTGCTTATTCCCGCCTCTCTGAGACTCATTACTGACACCTCAGCATCTGCTGTTCCGTCAGCAATCTTCTCAAAAAGTTCTTCGAGATTAATGCCATAACTTTCAAAACCCCAACGCTCAGGCTCTCCACTTCTAGTTTCTAATTCTTCATCCATCTCCTTTGCCCGCTTAAATCGACGAGCAAAGGCTTGCCTCATTCGCCCATTTATATACCCAAGATCTTCTGAATCTATTTCAGGAAGGGCAGTGGAATCAGCCAAAGAATCTAATCCAACTTCATCGCTCATCCTGCTTTTTGTGGCAACGATGTCTGAACGAACCCTGTATAAACGATCTTTTTCACTTTGAATCGATGCCCTTAATAAAGTTGCTTTAAACAAAGCCTCCAAAGCATCCTCTTCGGATAAACCAGAAATGTCTAAATCTTCAACACCTTCACGAGAGTCACGCCAGTCTTTAAGCCTTCGGTTTATTAATTTACGAGAATCTTCATCAAGGGCGTCATACATATCTCCAGCCTTCACCATTGAATCCCAAAGTTGATCTAATCTCACCAACAATTTTGCTGGATCATCCACTTCCTCTATATTCTCTTCAATGTTGGCCAGTAACTCCCGAAAGGAACCAGCCCTCAAAATGCCTTCTGGCACTTCATTTATCCACAACTTTTTATCAGAAAGCCTTTCCCTGCTCAAAGCCAACATCCTGTGCTCGACTTTTGCAGTTCCTTCATCTTCAAACAAATTCGGCAACACCTGCACCAATGAAGACATCTCTGCCGTAGGAATGATTTCTTCATTCTCATCCGAAAGAACGAAATTGAAAAGAAGTTCGTCAGTAAAATCTGAACGAGCACCGTCCACTACCTCAGACTCAAAACCTCTCTGTACTTGTTCAAATAAATCGTTAGCAACAGAACTTGTACCTACAAGCCTGTTTTCTTCTTCAAGTAAAGCGGATGCCCAAGCCTGAGTATCTTCGTCTATTTCTTCTAGCGGAACATAATCATCATCCCTCGACTCAATAGCAGCATCTTGGAAAACTTCCTGTATAGAAAATAAACTCAACTGTTCGTCAAGATCCCTTAATGGAATATCTAAATCTTCAACAGTTTCCTGTCTCTCTTCCTCGACATGCTTGTCGCGTGACTTTTCCTTAAACTTACGACGAACCTTGTCTGCCGTTGCTTTCATCCTTTCATTTCGATCCAAAATACGTTCCAACAAAGTACGTTGAGCAGCCTTAGCCTCTCTCTTTTCCCTCTTCGCAACAAGAGCATCTAAACGCTGAGACGCCCTCTCCCTTCTTGCCTCATTGGGATCTGCCTCTGCTGTAAGACGAGCACGCGCTTCTCGTCTTCGCCGATTAAGGTCATTCACCTCACGATTAGTCTGAACTACCCCAAATGGCTCTTCACGAGGAGTTCCAGTATCTCCCCATCTTTGTCTCGCTTCCTCATTAAACTCTTCATCTAAATCACGACGCCTTTGACGTAATTCTCGACGGGCTGCTATTCTTTCTCTTGCCTCTTCTGCTCTGGCACGAGCCTCCCCCGCTTCACCCTCTAGTCTTTCTGCTTCCTCTATTAAACGAGGCGCTCTACGCTCTCTTCTTTCCGGCTGTGTACGAATTTCTTCAAGAGCATTTTGCAATCTTAAACGCCGATATTCTCTAACACGCTCTCTAGGAGTAAAATCTGCGGAACGTCGTGCTCTCATATCTTCGGTTTCGATAATGCCCTCTGCCCCACGTTCAACACGACCCAATCGTCTCGCCCACATCTCACGTTCTTCTGGATTGGCATACTGATATGCCCTACCTATAGGAGAATTAGGATGCTCACCCGGCAAATAATCAACACGATTACCATCAGCATCAGCCAAATAAGCACCAACCTTCATTCGTCTTGCGCCCGTTGTAAGCCCCCTAAAAAAAGTTCCCTTTGGTCTCTCCCAAATAGTTCCTTCCTGAACCAAACCATCAACATCCCCATCACGCGGATTGGGATCATACGGAGCCACTTTAGGCATGCGACGTGCAAAATTACTAACCCTTCGTCCCCTACGTCTACCCAAACCACCCAACAATTTGATTCTTAAATCAGGATCATTTTGCACATTTAAAAATTTCGCTGCCTTAATATCAACTACCGATTCTTTTTCAACTCCACCTTTATGCGCTAATCGCATGCGACTTACATTGAGAAAAGACTTCTCTACACGCAACGCCAACGATTTATGTTGTATGTCTAATACGGCGTAACGTCCACGTTCAGGACGGTAATACTCCGACTTGGTAGGACCACCCTCTCCCTCCACAGGAGGAACCTGTGTAAATGGTTTTACCGTTCCCTTTGGACGCCTAGGCGCTCTCAAAGAAAGATATAACGAAAAGATCCATCGTGGAACTATTCTTCGCTCACCTGTAACCGAATAAACAACTATCCGATCTCGTGCTCCGGGCATTTCTAAGAAAGATGGTTTAAGTGACAGGGTGTCTGCAAACTCTTTAACTAATCGTTCCATCGCTTCAGCCGGATTGTATGACAATGCCGCATGCTTTGTTAAGCCACCCCAACGAGTTCTTATCTTTGCAGCAGTACCAGCATCTATTTCTCTTGTTCTTTCTAAACGAACACTTCCTTCTGGAAATGAATACTCAATCGCTTTCAACCCTCTGGTCAATAAACGAACTTCATCTCCCGCAATGCCACCCTTTTCAGGAATTTTAGAAGTGACATAAACCGCCTCTTTTATGTTGTCGTGATCCATTCTCGCCAACTTCTCTGGTCCCACTGTTGGCTCAAACACTGCCCCATCTCTACGAACAAGACGAGTTTCATTTTTATTTTCAGATGTATATGCCAAAACATCTTTAACCGCAGAATCACGACGTTTCTTATTGGGTCTTGTCTTTGGTTTTGTAGCCGCTTCACGCATTACTGCAAAAGGATCACCCTTAGGTTTCTTAATAACGATGTCTCTAACCACATCAGGAAGATCTTGGGCTTGAGAACTTTCAAAACGACGAGTCATTTCCTCTCTGTCTACATCTGTAACAGCACCCGGACCTTTAGCGGGCTGATCGAAAATCATGCCCCCACAATTACTCAACTTGGGATCCGTGAACCTACCACCATTGATGTACCCCGTAGGACACCTCAATGCACTCGCCGCACCAGCGATAGAAGGCAATCCACCGCCCAATCCGCCGCCGCCCATACCGCCGCCGCGCATTCCGCCCCCTATTCCTCCGCCACCCGGAGTTAATGACCCCCAAAGAGCAGAACGAAGAGGACTGCGATATTTACCCATATCACCGGGAGTAAAGAATGAAGCAAGACTCTGAAGCCACCGACCACTACGACCATGAGTTCGTACTAATCCAACTTTGACATCAAGATGTTCTTCATCCCATTCAAAAGAACCCGGCATAGGCACAGACTTAAACCCCTGCTTAAAACGTGCCGCCTTAAACTCAAGAGCATTCAAATCACCATTAATAGGTCGTGTCGCCATCCCACCTAAACGTCTATAGATTCTCCAACTGGAAATCTCTACACCACCGTCACTTTTCTTACGACGACGCCTACGTCTCTTGCCGGGAATCGCACGACGAAGAACACGACCTGCCGAACCCCCGCCGCCATGATGATTGCCCTCATTGGGCCATTTGCCAGTTGTCTCATGGTGCAACCACGCGCAAATGCGTTGAAGCGGATACAACTCAGGATGATTCGCAAGAATCACAATGCAACGTCGAAAACCACCCGGCTTCCGCATAATGGGACGCCAATATCTAAGAAGCGCTTCTAGATTTCCCCGACGAGGACCATGACCACGAAGAATGTCCCCAGTAACTCGTTCTTGCGGGATTATGTCAATTAAGTCCTGAGGTAATTTGACCTCAAGATCAGCATCAAGCATGACACTCCCTTAAAGTTATTTTTTCTTGGCGGTTGCCTTTGGTTTCGGTTCTGGTTTTGGTTCTGGTTTTGGTTCTGGAGCAGGAGCAGGAGTAGGAGCAGATTCTTCTTCTTCTGCTACTACCTGTCCAAAATTCGGATCAAATTGATTCTTTTTACGCATTGGATTTCACACCTCCGTGATGTTGTTTGAAATATTGTTTAAAAATTTCTCACTCCCAGTTATCTGGAAGCAAGTCAGTCGCCTCTAAAGCCGCAGCACGTTTTTTAATGTGCTTTTTTGTGGCTTTAGGATCCTTTGCACGACCAAACGCTTGAATGGCGTTCTTTAAATCACCGACATCACGAATTGGATATGAACCATCTTCCATAGCAATTCCACGTTCAGCATATTCCTGACGGGTTTCATCCGTGTACACTCGCTTTTCATCAGTAGGAAGGCCTGCTTCTATCATTTGAAGTTCCATCAAAGAAGCCTCTAGTTCTGCTTGAGCATCTGTTTGAACGGCTTTTTCTTCAACCCATTCAGCAGGAATCAAGTTTTGACATTCCAAATGTTCTGCACGTTTTTCAATATGACTCTTTAACTCAGAAGACTTAATTCGATGATTCACACGAATAGCATGAGCCAAATCTTCTGGTGTCAAAATTGGATATGAACCGTCTGCCATAGCCACGCCGTCCGCTGCCATCTCCTCTGTATTAGCAGACTTGTAAGCACGCTTCAGGAATAACTCAGACTCCAATGCTTCTTTTTCTTTCCGTAGTGCGACAATCTCTGCCTCTTCATCTTCGGTGAAATCAAGCATGTCTGAACCTAAGAATTGTCCATCAACACCCACATAAGCATCATATGATTTGCCGTCTGCTCCATCAATCTCCACAACGTAGGCATCTTCGCCTTGGAAAACATCCACATCAACACCAAGAGACTTGCCCTTAATGTTCTTTAATGCCGTCTGTTCTGCATCTTGGAAAGACACAACTTTAACTGTCTGTTCTTCGGCTGACTTGATTGCAAGATCACCATCTAGCATGATCCAGCCAAGCGCAGATCCGTTACCTGCATAATATGCTTCAATGTATTCATCGTCTGCTGTTTTCAAATCAAGAACAAAGATGTCATCCTTAGGTGCATAGCCTGAATCAACTACTTCACCTTTATATTCTGCCTCAGCAGCAAGTTCAACTTCCAAAAGACTTGGAAGACCTTTCTCACTTGCACAACCTCCACGACAGAAATTGCAAACATCACCCGTGCGAACAGTTCGTTCTATACCGCACATGTAGTCATCTGTTTTAAAAGATTTAATCTCGTCAGAAGTCAAGCCCAACCTTTTAAGTCGCTTGCTTAAAGCAACAGGATCCATCACATTGTTTTCAGGTGTGACTAATTCTTCTTCCTCACCTTTAACGCCAACCAGTCTTGCCTTTGGCAATGGTCGAGCATCTTCATCTTCATCTGATTCTTCCCTACGACGCTCATTCTGTGCATTAGCCATTGCTAACAATCGAGCCAACCGTGGGTTAGCGGAGGGAACATCAGGAGCAGGCTTCTCTGGAGGGGCTTCCATTGGAGGAGTAGCCATTGGAGGACGACGCTCCTCGTCATCTACTGCAACAAGATGAGGTCTTCCCTCGTGACGTTTAGCATCTTCGTCTTCAGGGTATTCCTCTTCTTCATCTGCATCGACTTCAACTTCATAAGCCTTCATATCTTCAGTGACCTCTGATGGATCCATTTCCACAACAACTATGCGCCGTTTCTTAGGTTCCGTCATCACGTTCTTTTCGTCTTCTTCCTCGTCAAACTCAGGATCACCCGGTTGCATCTCTACACGATCGTATGGATAGCCGGTTGCCACAGGATGAGCCTTCTCTTCAGAGTCTTCCGCTTCTTTAGCGTCAACGCCATGCCATTTGCAATTCTCCATATCCTTGCATTCCTCTTCAGAATGATCAGGCTCTTCCCCTTTTTCTTCTGTTTTGGCATCCGTGTTTTCTTCGTCTGATTTAGCGCCTATGCCTTCTTCTTCTGTTTCAGCCTCTACTTCGGCTTCTACTTCCTCAGTGGACTCGGCTTCTGCCTCTTCCTCGGATTCGGCTACTGCCTCTTCAGTGGACTCGGCTTCTGCCTCTTCAGTTTCCCCAGCACCAGACTCGGCTTCTTCTGACTCTTCATCAGATTTCTTTTCAACCTCTTCATCTTCAGATTTTTCTTCTGTGTTTTCATCAAACGATGAAGCAATGTCCTCCAGAGCAGCAATTTGCTCTTCTAGGGACTTTTCTTCGGCAGTTTCTGACTGCTCGTCTTTGACCTCTTCGGACATTATCATTACTCCTTGTTACTGGTTTGGGGTATGAACCATTCGACATTGGCTAAAGCCTTGCCCATGGCATTTACAACATTTTCTTTAGTCTGCTCATCTGCGGGCAACAAAACATCTACTACTTTGTCACCTGCCGCAAACAACTCAGGGGTAGGAAATCTCACTGGAATTCCCACCTTGACTAATGCCTCTAAGACATCAGCCATTTCTTCTTCCGTTTCACACTCGAACGGAACCGATTTTGAATATTCGGAATAATCGCCAGACAAAAGCACCTTTTCTTCAGTAGGTTCTTTTTGCTCTAGCGGACCCTCAGAGGGCACCACATCAGTAACTATGCTTTGAAGAATCTCAATAGCCTGATTAAGTTTTTGAACATTGCGAGTGAGTTTTCTCCCACCCTTAACTTCTGTTTCGTCTTCTTCGGTCTTTGCTTCACAACCACTTGGATCACCCTTTTCACAGGAATCACAACAAGAACCTTTTACTTCTTCGTCTAAAACACGAACAAAGGTTTCTAAAACAGCCTGCTTAGGCTGAGAAAACATAAATTCTGATGAACCATCATCGTAGTGATAGTTAACAACCCACGCTTCATCATCCTTGGTAACCACTGCCCTAGTGTCATCAAAATCCCAAAGGGTTACATCTTCTTTGAAAGCGGCATTTACAGCCTTTTCAAGAGATGCCGCCACATCAGAAACCTCTTCTGTGTCTGGATTTTCAGTTTCAAAAACTCCCTTGACTCCACACAATTCGCCATCCTCACCGCAATCTTGGTTTTCCTTTACGGACAGAGTTCCAGTCAACTGGTTGGCTCCATGTAAAACAGGTGAAACTTCATAAAGTTCCACTTCTTTTAAAACATTTGCTTGATGAGTGGGATCATAATCAGCATCAATAGTTTTATAACCTATGCTCCATTCTTGTTCTTGACCAAAAAAGGCAACATTTGCAAATGCCTCCTTGCCTCGTTCGGCATTTAAATTAAACTGAACTTTGGCAAACAAGCCACCAACACCAGCATCAAACATCTTCTGAGGTAGTCGCCTATCCTTAGGTGGTACTTCATAAATATCTAAAACTTTTCCAATCGGTTCATTCCAATTGTGTCCCCACACCACGCGTGGTTTACGTCGTTTTAATGAACCATCAAAAGCGCCGGGAACAATTATGTCACCGACTGAATCTTTATTACCTATAGCGGCAACAAAACATTCGACAATGCCCTTTGCCTGATCAATGTTAACTTGACCAGCACGAGCCTTAAAACGGATTTCTGTATCTTCTGTAAAAGTTAATGTTGGCATGGGTACCCCACGATCTCGCCTCCGAAAAGACTACACCCGTTCATACCCCCATGCCGGAGACTTTACTAAAATCCCTTTTAGTAAACTATTCTTCGCCAAACTTCAGCAAACAACGACAATTAATAACTAATTCTGGTGGAGCCAAAGGATCACCCGGAAATCTTAAAGCATGTCTGCCAGCCTTAAAACCATCCCTTATTCCAACAGTTTTACCCTGCAATGCGGCATGTGCCGCTCTTACCTTCTTATCTGTGCGAGTCACCCACGTTTTTGTTGTAGCCCCCGCACGACTACCACCAAAAAATAGACCTGCGTTGTAGGCTCCCGTGCTCTCCACTTCTGCAATATCCTTTAAACGCTTAGTTAACAAAGCGGCAAAAACTGCACCAACTGCCGTTGTGAGCATGGCTACTTTTGCCACCAATGGGGCTTCATCATCATCCTCACCCATCAACAATGTAGCGAGAACAACTGCTCCTGCTAATTCCTTTTTCGTAGTCTCGTTAACAAGTTCTGCCCGCAACAATTGAGACTCAATATACTCTTGAATCTCTTCTTCGTCTGGATCAACCTTTTCATCAGAATCTGACAACGCTGTAGAAGACGCTTCAATCATCGCTCCCATTATTACTGGAGATAGATCTTCACGAAGTTGTTTATTCCAAACATTAGTGTCGAACACTTGTTCGATTTTCAAATCGCCGTTAGACAATAATCTTTTTGTTTTGGCTCCTGAAACCTTTTCAGTAATTACACGTTCTTGCCGTTCAAAATAACGCTCCAGAGTCCTATTGAAAATTGCTTCCCAACGATCAATGTCTTGAAATGCTTTATTTTCCCATTCGGTATTCAAATCAAATCTTTTAACCTCAAAATCTTCTATGGTTTTTTGCCCCGGAAGAATTTCTGGTTCTGGAACTGGCTCTGCTGGAGGAATTGGAATGTTTCCTGCTTCAAGAGCCTGAAGATCGCTTTCCGTCATTCCTTCCTCTGGTGGCATCATGCCCGGAGGTGCCATACCCGGAGGCATCATACCCGGAGGCATTCCACCCGGAGGCATCGCCTCTTCTTTAGGCATCGGTTCTTCTGTATTTCCTATCGGAGCGAGATTAGGGCTTGCCAACATGGAGTCAGCCAAAAATGCATCTACCTTTTCTCTGCCTGTGATCTCTCGATACTCGTTAGGAGTAATCATTCCCATTTGAGCCTCTTGGAGATAATGACGTTCCTTTTCTTGTTTCGCCAATTCCAATACAGGAACAGAAGTAGTGTCGAAGGTAACGTAGAACTTCTCATCAAGCACATCCAACCCACGAGAAAGTAGTTCCAAGTGGGGGTTCATCGTTTCGTTCCAAAAAACCTTCCCCTCTTCAGAAGCGTTTGAGAAGGTCCGGCCCGCCGCATTACCTATCACCGACTCGGGCACTCCGAATGCCGCCAAAATTTCTTCTTTGGTTACTTGTCTAAGAGCCTCGTACGCCGCATCTCTCGGACTTGCTGCTGTGTCGACGAAATCTGCACCATCGTCGGATGAGATAACACCCACTCCACCAGTCCTAGCAAGATTTCCCCTAAACCGCGCTTGGAGTTCTTGTTTGTCGTCATCATCTATTTGCCCCCTTAGTACCAATAAGCCACCCGGCCGTCCATCGTTTAATAAAAAGTTTCTGTTATACAATTTTGCCAAATGTTCAACTTCAATAGCCACACCTGCGGATTCCATAGGTGTCATTGACAAATATGGATCTAACGGATGCGGGCGGCGAATCCAAATTACATTCTTAGGATTTAATCTTTGTTTCTTAGCGTTGGGTAATTCAACCTCGAATGCCGCTACGAACTTTTTTTCATCTGGAATGGGAGCGGTACTTTGAGGTGGCAAAATATGCAACGCAATAGGTGTTCCACCGCGACCTCTAACTATTTCAATAAACACTCCACGAGTGCTCATTAACAATTGAGAAGAAACTCGATACCTAAAAGCAAAAGCACTTTCCCCATCATTGCTTTGTTGGTTTAATAATTTTGCTAATTCTTTATTTTCTTCCTCACGTAAAACACGTTCGCCGAATGGAGAATTATCTTTTAAGAATGCTATTGGTAAGCGTGCTTGGTTACTAGAAATAGCATCAATAGCACGATAAACCCAAGTTACTTTTGCTAAACCTTCTTTGTAGGCACGTTCTATGTCCCAACCATCAGAGTATGGCTTGCCTACTAAACCTGCATTGTATGATATGGGTGCGCCAACAGAGATAGACTTCTTATCACCAGATGTAATCGCCTTATTTGTGGAGTTCCATGCCATATTTACTCAGTACCCAAAAGATAGCCATAAAAACCAAGAGCCAAGCCTAATGAGGCAAGACCCAAGCCAGTATGATATTTGCCCAAACCTATTCCCAATAGTATTACAGAAGAAAGCATGCAGAGATGAGCAATAGTTGAACGCTTCAGAAGACTTTTTAAATCAAACAAATTTTATCCTGTCGTTAGGTAAGCACCTACCGGCACACGGTTGTAAAAGAAAGTGTAGCCCACAATGAAAGACTGGTCAGACATCTATGAGTTTCTTCAGCCAATTGAACCAATGTTTTGTCCAGAGACACCTTCTTTAACTCAGAAAACATATTTAAGATCATTGTCCCTAGAAGCATTATTTGGTGGTGCCGCAGGTGGGGGCAAGTCGTCTGCCTTGCTCATGGCCGCCCTCCAATATGTCGATGTACCCAATTATTCAGCAATCCTATTCAGGCGCACCTACGCAGACTTAGCCCTACCCGGAGCGCTTATGGATCGTTTTCTTTCTTGGGTAAAAGAATACGACGAAGTTCACTGGAACGGCTCTACCTATGTAGCAACATTTCCATCTTCTGCACGAATTACATTTGGATACTTAAACAACCAAAACGACTATCTACGTTATAAATCTTCAGAATTTCAATTTATTGGAATGGATGAGGTAACAGAAATTAGAGAATTCGACTACCGATATATGTTCAGCCGTTTGCGTAAACCCAACAGTGGTGCTCTTGCTCAAGTCCCACTACGCATGCGCTCCGCTTCCAACCCTGCACCCAACTGGGTTAGACAACGGTTCATCGTGGAAGGATTAGAAAATAAACGAATCTTTGTTCCAAGTTTCCTAGATGACAACCCCGGAATTGATCCTGAATCCTATCGTCGGGCACTTCAAGAGATTGATCCCATCGAACGTCAACGTCTTGAAAATGGTGACTGGTGGGCTGTTACCACTGGAAGCATGTTCGACAGAGAGGCTTTTATAATTATCGAACCTTCTGACATTCCAGAATTCAAACAACCTCAATATATTCGCTTTTGGGATCTCGCTGGTACAGAACCATCCCACGTTAATCCTGACCCTGACTGGACAGTAGGTGTTCTAGGAGTTTTTGACCAAGGTGTCTTTTACATTATTGATGTACAACGCATACGAGGAAAAGGCGACAAAGTGGAACGCCTCATTTCAGAAACCGCTCAAACTGACGGACCTCATGTCTCCATCAGAATGGAACAAGAACCCGGCAGTAGTGGAAAGAACCTAATCGATCAATACGCCCGATATGTTCTTCCCGGATGTGACTTCTTGGGTATCCGTTCTACTGGAGACAAAGTAACTCGATCTAAACCGCTTGCCGCTGCTCTTGCAAATGGCAACGTCCGACTAGTGCGCGGTCCGTGGATCTCAGATTTCCTAGATGAGATGGCTACCTTCCCTGAAGCATCTTGGCACGACGATCAGGTCGATGCCACTTCTGGATGCTTCACAGAAGCCGCCGGTTTGGGATATGGCAATCGTGGAAGAGTACAAATTATTGTTTGAGGCTTGACAGTCAGTAGACGCGCGTTCTATAGTTCATTCTTCCGATGTGAACGCGGTTATGTTCACCGTCGCCCAACTAGCGTCGTTCGCCCGTCAGAGGGGCTGGATTTTTTCGCGCTTTGTGGTAAAGCGCTCTGAACTACACTTTGTGGTGGAACTAGGCAGCAGTCAGCACCAATACCAGAATGATTAAAGGACAAAGTGTGGATGCCCGCTGACCGACACATTTCTTCATTCGGAATGCTAGGTGCCTGTTACGACCGCTCGATAACGATACGGAGTAAATCTTGGCTTCTCCTTTTGGAGGGCCAAAAACTCTCAACTCATAACTCACAGAGTAACTACTTAAAAGTATTAAAAACCATAAGTATTAATAACCTTATTAATAATAAGAACGAAAAACGAACAGTTGTTCGTTTAAAATCTACCCCAAAAATATTTTGCGAGTTCTCGTTCATACGTGTCAGACCAAGACCGGCGGTCTGTCGTGTAAAAATGCTCCCAAGGATAATGTGGTCGGGGTTTTAATGCCTTGAAAAGTTTTTTAATTCTATTTTTCATCAATTCTTTCTATATTTTCCGTTTTATTCGTGAATTAGTATATAGGAGACAACACCCCTTTAAGAGCGTGTTTACAGTCTATTAACTGTGTTAGTTGTCACATGTCGAGGAAATCTAGTGCTTGCCATTGTCACAGGGGTTTGCTACCGTAGAAGGATACTAATTATATTATAAGGAGGAGACTATGAGCCTTCAGAAGGATCTTCAAGAATCCTTGAATCGGGTAGATGAGGCTGTTCATAAAGAACGTGATACGAATGATCCCGAACGGGCAATTCGATTAATTCAACTGGGCTACGCCTTAAATGAAGCAAAGAAATTTATTACTTCATTACAAAAAGAAGCAACAGCATTGTTGTTGGATTCTGACTGGGATCGTAATCCAATTCAAGAAGAAAAATTTTCTTTAGAAACAAAAACTGGTGCCCCCCGTAAACAGTGGGACCACGAAAGACTAGTTTCTTTAGTTGCTCAAAGAATTGCCGATACTGCTATTGACATGGATACGGGAGAAGTAACTAAAAATCCTCAAGACATGATCGCAGAACTTATGAAATATGCCGCTCCGTCTTATTGGCGTGTTTCCGCCCTTCGTGATTTAGGTATTGATGCTGATGACTATTGCGATGTCGGAGAACCGAACACCAATCTTATTTACAGGAGTAATGATGTCTGAGAAAACACAAGCAGAGCAATTGGCAGAACCATTTGATGACACACTTATCTATCAACGATCAGTTGGTGGAAGAAGTTTTGATTATGTTGCTGTTGCAGAATACATAGCCCGATTGAACAAGGTCGTAGGAACAGGAAACTGGAATTACGAAGTTCTTAAATGTCATGTTCAACCTGAATACAAAGACAGTATCGTCGCCCACGTTCGTGTGACAGCCAGCGTGGATGGACAGATAGCAGTCAAAGAGGCTTATGGCGGTGCAAAAATTAAGATAATGAAGTCAGGTGGAGTCATGGATCTTGGAAATGATTTCAAATCAGCCGTATCTGATGCTTTCAAAAAAGCATGTCAAGGTTTTGG